CCATCACAGGAAACATCCGATGGCACTGCTACTACGCAAACGCCTGATCCTGATCGAGACGGAATCAAGTTACGGGACGGATCCAACTCCAACCGGAGCCGACGCCGTACTCGTGAAGGGTCTGGAGATCACTCCTCAAAGTAGTGACGTTGTCAGTCGCGATCTGATTCGTCCGTACCTTGGAGCTTCTCAGCAACTGTTGGCCAACACTCGCGTTGAATGCTCATTCAGCGTTGAGCTTGCTGGCTCTGGTGCTGCAGGTACTGCGCCTCAATACGGCAAAGCTCTTAAGGCTTGTGGCCTCGCTGAGACTGTTGTCGCCAACACCAGCGTCACTTACGACCCCGTCAGCGCAAGCTTTTCGTCAGTCACTATTCACTATCTAATTGATGGTGTGCGTCACAAGGTGACTGGCTGCCGTGGCAATGTGGCGATCACGGCGAACGTTGGCGAGATTCCGACTCTCGACTTTACGTTCACTGGCATTTACGTAGCACCAGACGACAGCGCACTGGTCACGCCGGTCTATGCCAATCAAGACGATCCGTTGATCTTCAAGAACGGCAACACCAGCAGCTTTGCACTGTTGTCTTATGCGGGCGCTTTGCAGAGCTTCTCGTTTGACCTAGGCAACTCCACTGTTTATCGCGAGCTTGTGGGTGGCACTAAAGAGGTTCTGATTACTGACCGTGCCGCTAATGGCTCTGTCACCATTGAGGCAGTGGCGTTAGGCACCAAGGACTACTTTGCTTCTGCAGTCGATGACGACGCTGCGCTTGGCAACTTGCAGTTCACGCATGGCTCAGTCGCTGGCAACATTGTCCAGTTCACCTCTAGCAAGGTTGACATCGGCGATGTGTCCTACGGAGATCAAGACGGCATTGCAATGCTGAACATCCCCTACACCTGCGTGCCAGATTCAGCGGCAAACGCTGAATTTGACCTGATTTACACCTAAGCTTCAAAGGGACTGCGTTGAGAGGGAGCCTTTGCGGGCTCCCTTTTTTTGTGTATGCTGAGCCAGCTTATTTGATTTATCTGATGGCTTTTGTTCGTAAGAAGGTGAAAACCTTCAAGTGGCCTGTTGAAGTGCAGGAACCCAGCGCAAAAAAGCCCGGCAAGTTTGAGAAGTCTGAATTTACGGCAATCTTCAAGCGAGTGAAAATGTCTGAACTGGAAGGGCTAAGCGAGTCAGAGGGTGCGTCTTTGCTCAAGAAAGTCCTCGTTGGCTGGGAAGGGATCAAGGATGAGGACGGAGACGACATTAAGTTTTCCGAAGCTGAGCTTGATGATTTCGCTGACGACGTGGATTGGTTGAAGGCGGTGCTTGCTGCTTACACCAATACTTATGGCGAGGCGCAAGCGGGAAACTAAGAGAAGCTGCGGTCCATTGGGCTTCCGGCGGCAAAGTCATTGATGACAAAACTCAAGAGGATGCTGCCGGGTTCGGCATAGAACTGCCAGCACCCAAAAAAGAAGAGTCACAGGACTTTGAGGTTTGGGACGAGAACTGGGACATCGTCATGATGTTCCTGCGTATGCAGACCCAATGGACTGTCAGCATGGCTGGTTATGTGGGGTTGCGATATGACGTGTTGCTGGTTTCCGGGGGGCTTTTTGACCTTTATGATGTGGAGAACCGTCGTGAAGTGCTAGAGGGCCTCCGAGTCATGGAATCCGCAGCACTCCGCGAGTTCAGCAAGAAGTCAGATGGCTAAGACTGTTGGCGACCTTCTAATCAAGCTGGGTGTTGACGGGATTGAGGGCGTAAACGTTCTCAAAAGCTCTCTTACGGCTCTCAGTAAAGCAGCTGGGCCGACTGATAAAAACATACGCAAGATAAGGACTGAGATCCTTGAGTTTGCGAACGCTGGGCAAAAAAGCACACAGGCAATAAAAGGTGTAGTCGAATCTTTTAAAGGCTTGCAAGCTCAAGCAAGCATTGGCAGCTCTGTATATAGGCAGCTAGCGGCAGACGTAGAAGCGCTCGAAGGAGAACTTAAGTCGTTAACACCAGAGGCGCAGAAAGCAGCGAAAGCAATTCGTGCGTTTGGGCCAAGCAAGGTCCCGGACGCTTTTGTAGAAGATATGAAGGCAAGACGGCGAGAGCTGCAAGGCATTGCCGTCGATTCTGACAGGTATCTGGAAAAACTTGTTGCTATAAAAAATTTCGAGTCTCAGCAGGCTGCCCGTGTAGGACGACAAGAAGTCGCTGCAGCAGCAAGAGTTGCTCGGACTGGAATATATAGCAACATCGTACAAAGTGATCAGCCAGCCACTTTGGCGGCGCTGCGCCTGAGAATTGGAGAAGTTCAAAATGAAGTAGAGAACCTTGATTTCACAACAAAGGATTACGCGGATGCAAACAGAGAATTAATTGCGCTTCAGCAATCTTTAAGTAAAGCATTAGGCGGCACTTCTTCGTCATTTGACAGACTCGGCGAGGCTCAAACAAGAGCAGCTCGCCGCGCTGAAAAGCTTGCTGGTATTCAAGCAGCGCAGGCAGGGGCAGTAGGAACTAGAGATCCACGCACTGGCGCAATGATTGCAGGCGGTTCTGCAGTCGCATCTTTAGTGCAGCAGCCTGTTCGCGAGGTCAGCGGTCTCTATCGCAGCATCAGTGATATCGGCATGGCTGGAATTAGCGCCGATATTGATCGAATGGGCAAAAGCTATCAGGAAGTTGCTCGTGATATCAAGTCAGCAACTCTTGCCTCTAACGGAAGCATCAATAGTTTGCAAGCTCAGAGAAGTGCATTTGCGCAGTTGCGAGCTGGTCTTGACCCTACTAGCCAAGATTTCCGAGAGCTTGGCAAAGAGATCGAAAAGGTAGATCGTCGACTTGAAAAGCTAAACAAGCGTCGTCGTCGTCCAACGATCGGAGGCATTGCGCAAGGATTAGGTGGTATCGCCGCTGGTGGTGTCTTTGGCGGTCCTGAGGGAGCTTTTGGCGCAGCAGTGGGTGGTGCAGTCGGTGGTGTTGCTGGTGTCGCAGCAGGTGCAGCAATTGGCGCACAAGTGAAGATGATGCGCGAGGCGCTTGGTGCAACTTCTGAGTATGCAGCTCAACTGCAAAAGCTTGAGATTGCCCTTAAAGGCGTCGCTGGTCCTGAGTACACCAAGGCGTTAGAAGCAGCAAATCAAGTCACCAAAGACTTTAACGTACCTCTCGATGTATCGACCAAAGGAATTACACGCCTCTCTGCAGCTGTTGTTGGGGCTGGTGGCAATGTGGCTGACGCAGAAGTTGTGTTCAGGAACATTACTTCTGCAATTAAAGCGACAGGCGGTGGAGCGCAAGATGTTGACTCCGCGATAACAGCTATGGTTCAAACTTTCAGCAAGGGAAAGGTTAGCGCCGAAGAACTTTCTGGGCAGTTAGGTGAAAGATTGCCGGGTGCAGTTACAAAGTTTGCTGATGCAAATAAAATGACATTGCCTGAGCTTCAGAAGTCGCTGAAGGCTGGCACTGTTGGGCTTGATGAATTGATGAAATTTATTATTAGCCTTGGCCCTGAGTACGAAAAAACTGCTAGAGATATAGCTGATAGCAGTGCAGACGCAGGAGCAAGGGCAGCTGTTGCCTTTGACCAAGTTCGCCGTGAGGTTGGTGAAGCTTTGCAGCCAATTGGCGCTCAACTGCAGAAAGCTTTTAGCAAATTTGTTCTTGATATTCTTCCTGCTATCAAATCGGGCGCAGTCGCTGCAGCCAGCGGATTAAAAGCACTTTTAGATGCATCGTCTTTCTTGATAGCAAACTTTAAGGAGCTTTTGATTGTCGCTGGCGCAGCTGGCGTCGCATTGGCCTTGCAAAACCTTCTAGGGATTGCAGCGGCTCTAGGCACTGCGTTTGGCAAGGCAACAGTGGCGATGAAGGGCTTTACAGCTGCTTCATTGCTTAATCCTTGGGTGGCTTTAGCTGCAGGTATTACCGCAGCAACAGTTGCTTTGGTCAAATACAGCAAAAAAAACGCAGAATTCAATAAGTCAGTGATAGCTGGAGAAACGACTAATAAGGAGGCCAACGATAGGCTTCGCGAGATGAATGACAAGGTTAAAGAGTTGCAAGACCGTCTTGAGACAGAAGGCAACGGACGGATGATTAGACAACTTAAAAATCAACTAAAGGCAGCAAAAATTGCTGCTGACAACCTGTCTCTTGCAATGAAACTTGCAACTACCTACACGGTTGCAGGCGTCGAGTATGACCGCATGTCGGGTCGTCCTGTTGATGCCCCAACCTCATACACACCTCATAATTACGACGACCCAGATGCAGATGGTGGCGGCTCTGGCTCAACAAGAGTCTTGATGACGCAGACTGAGCTGGACTTAAGGAACAAGATACGCGAGGCACAGGAGGCAGGAAACAAGATTGCCGAGTCTCAGCATGTACTTGATCTGGATATTTTGCTAGCCAATAGGGAGACAGAAGATGCAATCAGGCGCACCAATGATATTGAACAAGCTAATTTTGATTTTAGAAAAAGGGGTAAAGATATAGCCAGACAGACTGCTGAAGAAAAACAGAAAGAGGCAGACGCTGAGGCCAGAAAGAACGACAAAATTCAGCAAGCGAGAGTGCTGGCAGGTGAGATTACTCAGGAAGAATATGACCGCGTCAAGACTTTGAAGGAGATGGAAGTCCTCTTGAAGGGTATGCCGGACTTGTACAACAAGATCAAGCAAAAGCTTGAAGAGATTGCCACACCTCTTGGCAAATTCAAAGATGGAGTCAGAAAAATATTTGAGGAGGCCATGAACTTAAACCAGGCTCTGGCTGAAAGAGGCGTGCAAGCAGTGCAGCAATTTGGCGATGCTTTTGCTGATTTCGTTGCAACCGGCAAGGCAAGTTTTGCTGATTTGACAAGGTCTATTCTGCAAGACCTGTCTCGCATCTTTGCAAGGGCTGCACTGTTTAAGGGCCTGTCGTTCATTCCTGGTATTGGGAATTTCCTTGGCTTTGGCGGTGGTGGTGGCGGAAGCAGTAATTCTACTTTTGGCGTTCCCAATAATGTTCTTGACAGCGTTTTAGCGGCAAACGCCAAAGGCAACGTCTACGCCAAGAACAAGATTGTGCCGTTTGCTTATGGCGGCATCGTCAACAAGCCAACGCTGTTCCCAATGGCAAATGGTGCTGGCTTGATGGGCGAGGCTGGGCCGGAAGCAATCATGCCATTACGTCGTGGACGGGGTGGCAAGTTAGGTGTTGAGGCTTCTGGCGGTATTGGTAACGTGGTTGTGAACGTTGATGCTTCTGGTTCCAGAGTGCAAGGTGACCAACCAAACGCAAAAGCCTTAGGTTCTGCAATCGGTGCGGCCGTACAGGCTGAGATCGTGCGTCAAAAGCGTCCTGGAGGCTTGCTTAGCTAATGGCTACTTTTCCAAACATTGACGCTGACTATGGCGCAAGCAAAAAGGCAGCACCTCGCGTGCGTCAGGTGCAGTTTGGATCAGGCTATAGCCAGCGGGCAACGTTTGGCATTAATCAAGACCCAAAGGTATGGACGTTGCAGTGGGAGAACAGAACAGCAACTGACACCAACACGATTGAAGATTTTCTAGAAGCACGCGGCGGTGTTGAATCGTTTAACTGGAGCCCACCAGACGAAAGCACCACCTATAAATGGATTTGCAAAGAGTGGACAAAGACGATGCCGTATTCAAATTTGTTCAACAT